TAATGCTGAGGAAGCTTTCCTGGTTTCAGGGTCTTCTGTGTTCAACCCGGAGAAAATAAATTCTTTCTTACCAGTACAACCTATCGCACTCCGCGGGTATAACACGGAGCTGGGTTCCTTTGATGACACACCTCGGGGTAACCTTGAAATCTGGATACCCCCTGATTGGGATGACAACTATATTATCGGGGCAGATGTTGCCCTGGGAGTGAAACAGGATTACAGTACAGCTGTTGTTCTGAACACTAAAGGACATATTTGTGCTCTGTACCGGGACAACACTGTGGACCCTACTTTATATGGGGAGCACTTGTTTTACCTAGGTCGTTACTATAACAATGCTTTGTTGGCGGTAGAGTCCAACAGTATGGGTGTTGCTACCCTGCAGAGACTCAAGCAGATGAAGTACTTTAACATGTACTATGAAACGAAGGCTGCTAAACTGAGTTCTGAGGAAGGGCAAACACCTGGCTTCAGAATGACTCATGGTAGTAAGCCCAGAGTTATCGGTCAGTTGAAACATGCGGTGGAAGAAGAGGATATTTGGATCCCCTCCAAAGTTATTTTGTCTGAGATGAAAACCTACATATCAACTTCCTCCGGTAAGACAGAAGCGATTGCAGGCAGACATGATGACACTGTTATGGCCTTAGCCATCGCATGGGAAGCCTATCGTACTAATATTGATAAGCTATCCAACAATATGGTTGATTGGCGGCAGAAAAACTTTGTTAACACTAACAATGAGGAGTGGATTTAATGGCTAAGACAAGCAAGCAGATAGAAGATATCAGGAAGAGAATGATGAAAGATCCAAGACAGGCCAACTTCGCTCAACACATGATTAACCCGGATACCCCTGAAGGTCAAGAGAAAATTAAAAACTTTCAGGCAGCGGGGGTCAAGGCTGCGATGGCTGCGCGAGTAGTACGCAAGGAGAGAGATCTCAGGATTGCCGCCCGGGCAGCTGAAATGGCAGAGACCCTGGAGGCAATTAAGGCTATTGCACAAGATCCTTTGGATATTATGAAGTTGCTTATGCATGAGGCAATGGAAGAAGGTGACAGAGAAGAAGCCTTCAAGATTGCGAAAGAACTTGGTGAGTATAGAGCACCTAAGAAAACAAGGGTAGAGTCCGTTACCACGGAAAGAACTACCGCGGACTTGAGTGTGTCGGAGTTAGAAGAACTAGCTCAACTCAAGAAAGATTTGGGAGGATAAGTATGTCAGTATATAAAACGGCAAAAGGTGTTAAGCAGAAGAGCGGTAAAGTATGGGATCCTACGTTGAAATCGAAGAACTCAGTTACCACATCAAGAGCAGCCAAGACTAAACTTAAAGAACCAGAACTTGTTAGTGCCCACCGCGAAGAATGGCGGAAGAAAGGTAAAGACGGACTACATAGTTAGACTACTTGTTGTGTTGAGACAGACCAACAAGAATTAGACCCATACGGGTGTTAGATAGATAGGAGGCCTATATGGGCGATCAATTGACAGGGTACCGCGAGAAGGTAACTGACGAACAACTAATAAACCTGGTTTCCACAGGGGTAGCTAACTCTGTTGGGGACTTTCTGAATTCCTCTGATTTAGCGAATGATAGAGTACAGTCTACCTATGAGTATGCGGGACTCCCAGAGGGACATCTTAGTCCTAATGGTGTTTCCAAAATTGTATCCTCAGATACCACAGAAACAGTGGAAGCGTACCTTGCTATCATTTCAGAGTTGATGTTCAACAATAACAGGCTGGCAAAGTTTAAGGCCTGGTCTGCAGCACCCTCCGCTATCGCAGCCGCCAATGATGCTTCTGATATGGTGAACTACACCATCTTTAAGAAGAACAATGGTTGGGAACTACTGAATACCTGGGTTAAATCTGCTTTGCTGTGGAAGAACTCTATTATCCGCTGGGATTTCGTGGAAGACTCCTCCATCAGTTTTGATGAGTATGACTCTCTTACTGAAGAGGCCCTGGATCTCAAGCTGGCAGACAAAGAAGTGGAGGTAGTAGGGGAACTAAATTTCAACCCCGAGACCAACACCTACGAGAATGTAAGGCTTAAAAGAACTTCCGATCTATCTCGTGTTAAGCTGGACAACGTACCGCCAGAAAACTTCCTGATCTCTCGGGATGCAAGCAGTATTGAGACAGCCGCCTTCATTGGTGTACAGATAGAGATGTCCCGTTCGGATATCCGTAAAATGTATCCTGATATCGCAGACAGCACGGATGACTGGTCACAGCTACCAAGTACATCAGAAGATCACTCGGTTTACTCCCAGGATCTGGCAGTACGTAAAAGAGTGACAGGCCAGACTTCCTGGCAGGGTATGACCGTCCACGATGACTCTCTGGAAGCTAACCGTAACGTGGCAGTAACAGAGTGCTGGATGGAAGTAGACCGGGATGGCGATGGTATTGCCGAGCTGAAACACTTTATTGTGGCAGGAGATATTATCCTGCATGAAGAAGATTGTAGCTACGTACCTCTTGCTTCCCTGAGTCCCTTTGAAATTCCTTATGAGTTCTTTGGTCTTTCTGTGGCGGACATGACACGTTCCACCACGTTGACCTCCACTGCCATTCTACGTGGCTTTGTAGAGAACACATATCTTACTAACTATTCCCCCAAGTTGGCAGACCCTAATGTAGTGGACTTTTCTGCCCTCCAGAACCTACGGCCCAAACAGATTATCCCGACAAATGGTAATCCTCAGGGTGCAGTGGCTGATCTACCTCCAAGCCCAATTAGTGCAGGCACAGTTCCTTTGCTACAACACTTGCAGGTACATAAAGAACAGGCCACAGGTATGTCTAAGGCTGCACAAGGCCTTAATGACGAACTATACGTTTCAGGTAACAGTGAAATGAAACTGAGTCAGGTAATGAATGCCAGCCAGAAACGTATACAACATATCGCACGTAAGTTCGCTGAAGGTGGATTCAAGCGCCTCTGTGATGGTGTATTCAAAACTATCCGCGACAACATGGATGATATCACTATCCTGTCAGATCGGCGAGGAGAAATCCTTAACGTGGACTTGAAGAACCTACCGGAATGTATTGAACTTGAAGTAGATGTAAACTTGGGTGAGAACTCTAACGCCAACAAGCGTGATAAACTAATGTTGGTGGCATCTCAGCTGATACCTATGCTTAAGGAAGCAGGGGCGGGCAGTTTGGTTAAACCAGATGCAGTCGCTAACATCGCTTTTGAACTTCTGAACAGCCTTGATCTGAAACCAGAGAACTATCTTCGTGATCACACTACAGAAGAGTTCTTGAAGGAAGCAGAAGAGATGCAGAAAGCTGCCAAAGAAGCAGAAGATAAAGTTAAAGAAATGAACAATCGTGTTGAGGAGTCCAAAGCTAAACAAGCTGAGGCCAACTCAGTCTACACCAAAGTACAGGCAGATAACTCACTTCAAGATAACATCCGTCAGACAGCTATTTCCCTTGATCGTCACGGACAAGAATGGGCTAAGCTCAAGATTGATGCTATCAAAGCAGAGGTTCCCCCAGAGCATATCCCGGCTCCAGGAGACATGGATGAAATAATGACCAAGGCCGCTGAGATAGTTAAGTCTATTGAAGCAGCACCCTCGGGAAAAGAAGAAGAATCACTGGATGCTATGGTGAAGAAAATGGGAATTGATCCTGCGCAGGCAGTTCAATTACTACAACAAGCTATCGGAGGAGGTGGGCAGTAGCCCCCTCTTCTACCACACCTCTACCCGCAAGGATGACGTGTTTATAAGGTAAATTATGGAAAAATACAGAGAATCAGGTGAGAAGAGGATGACCAAGAAGGTACATCCTGATCGCTTATCACAAATCGCACTACAGGAAGCAGAGTTTGCTGCACACACTCGCAACAGCTTCTTTGACTCAGCCTACGGAGATATCCTCGTGGATTTCTTTTTAGAGTGGTTGAAAACAGAACCCCATGAAAGTAAAAGTCGAGAACACCTATATGCTTGCTCAATGGCGCTTGGTAGCGTTAAAGAGAAGCTAATTAGTATCGAGACTAAGGGACGTAACATCCCTATCATAGAATCACTGGGGGAGGAACATAACAAATGATTAGAAGCAGCAAAGAATCAATAGAGATAGTAGTCACCAACATCGAAAATTCGATTGACTACTATATCACCCAACACACAGCAGATCTCAATGGGGCAAGTCGTATCAGAAACGACGCCAGCATTGTACGGGGCCTGGTCGAGTATCGATCTACCTTGCTTGGTCTGCTTGACGAGGAAACTCCACGGAAGAAAAGAGGTAATCCCAACTTTGGGAAAGATAACCCCTATTTCACCAAGAAGGAGGACACTGAATAATGGCTGAAGATAATAATTCTACCCAAACGGATGACGTATTGGACAGCAGCAGTACTGAAGATCAGATGCTCGCAGACATTCTTAATAGGTCGGAAATACTCCAGGAAGCTGGCGTAGTTCCCACACCTACAGAATCTCAACCCGAGCCTGAGCTACTGGACTCAGAGGAAACAGGAACAGATGAAGACCTTGAAGACCCTGTAGAATCTGCCGAATATGAAGATGATGTTGAACCAGAAGATGGCGAAGAGAAGGCCAGTGATAAAGAAGATGGAGATGCTGAGGCTACCGAAATCGAAAATTATTTACTGGAAGACTTGGAAGACGTTATGGTGACCCATAAAATTGATGGAGAAGAGGTAACTCTGCCCCTATCAGAATGGATTGCTGGTTCCGCTACCAAACAACATCTTAGCAAACAAGGTCGTGAAGTTGGGGAAGCTCGGAAATCTTTGGAAGAAGAGCGCACCCAAAAGCTGGGAGAAATAGAAACCCTGGCAAGCATTGTGGCAAATGAAGTTTATACTGAAGAAACTAACCACCAGAAAAAGTATCATGAAGTTTCTCAGAAGCTGGCAACAGC